TTACTTTATGAATTTTTTAATCTCCTCCATGTCTTTTTTTAATTCTGTTTGGTCCTTTTGCATTAATTCTAACTGGTCTACTATCTTCTGCATAGTAGTTCTATAAATTTCAAATGTCTTACTATCTTTCCATAGGAAATACAGTAAAATAGCCCCTACTACACCATATTCTAGTAAAGTTTTTTCCATAATATCACCTAATCCCTAACACTTTATACCAATGGTTATAATATTCCTTAGCCTCCTTAGTTCTATCAATTATAGCCTATCCTTGTATCCCTCATTTTGCAATTTACTTTTCCAGGATGTTTCTCCAAAGTATTTAACTGCATTATAAAATCTTCTTATAGTTCTACTATCAACCCCTGTTTCTTTCATAATATGTTTAAATATCTTATCTGCAAGAGTTCTATTTATACCAGTGTTATTGTAAACACTATATAAATAGTCATGCACGACAGCAGCTTTAATATATTTTCCATAAGGATTATACAACCATTGTAAAGAATGAGGCACTGATGCCCCATCCGTTATAAAAGATTTGGGTACTCTTATCAAGTACCCATTTACATCATAAACATACTCTTCTAGCAAAATTGCCTTACCATTTGAAATTGGATCCAGGATTAATTTAGTTTTCTCCATCTTCCTCATTTCCTTTTATATCTACCTTAGAGCCTTTTCCAAATGTATCTGATATTCTTTGTAATGTTCTTTCTATTGCATCTATAATGCTTTTTTTGTTTATTACAGGGACTATCATTAATCTTACATACCAAGGCATTAAAGTTATGGCATTTTGAATATAAGCAATTGCTGCTGCTAACTTTTTTTGACCCTCTCCCGAATTAAATGATTGTTCTGAAAGTCTTATTGCCTTTTCCACTGTATCTGCGTATTTCTTTTTAGATATTACTATAACTATAATAAATCCCAAAGCTAATACTATACCAATCCAACCTTGTTTTGTAATACTACCAATATAATTTTTTACCATTTCCATACTTTTACCTCCTAAAATTTTTAAATACTCATAAATACTTGTCCGGCAAAAATTTTAAACTTCTTCCGGGCATAATTTTTTTATAATAACTGTCTGGCCAGACTATTTATTATTTAAAAGCTATCTTATCTGCTCCCTTGATTTGCCAATGTGGACCATCTTTAAAAGATACCCAACAATTCCCACCCCATTCAATGCCATATTTTTCTAACAATCCAGCATTTTTAGCTGTGTTATATATGTCTTGATAGTAATGAAAATCTTTCCAACTTCCCTTATAAACTGTTTTTTCAATTTCTTTTTCTACTTCTTTCCCATTTTCTTTAACTTTTTCTATAACTTTTTCTGTTACCAGAACGCCAATATCTACGGCATAACCTAATCCATCGTATTTAACTTGGTGATTAGATTTTAGCTTATACCCATCTACTTTAGTTACTTTTATTCCTTTCACTGTTCTGCCTTGCTGATACAATTTATTTTGTTCCTCAGCTGTTCTAACCCCAGCAGTTATTTTAAAGTTCCGAGGGCTTATTTTTATAAGTTCTTTCATAAAATTTACCAGGTTTGGATGTACTCCATTTAATTTATCCAAGCTGGTTTGTGATAAAGTGTACATACTTATCAACTCCTTTATAAAAATTATTAAACTGACCTTGCAATTTGCCATTTAAAGGCATTAAAAAAAGGTAGCTATATAAAACTACCTTTAATTCTTAAATTAGCCTTTAGCAAGTTTAGAATGTATTTCTTTTCTCTTGCTCTCAAACTCGGCTTTTGTCAATTCTTTTGGATTAACTTTTGTCTTAAAGTAATGTTCTGTGTCATATACTGACTGAGTAAATGTTTTTCCATAACTAGCTAATATTAAAGATTTTTCTAAATTTAATTCTAATCCAAAATTATCTTCAAAATACCAAGTGATTGGTTTTTCTTTTCCAAAAAGAGTTTTTTCTGCTAACATAAAAGTTACATTTGAAGCCAATAGAGTTATATCTTTATCTCTACACTTTTGCCTGTGTTCTTTTCCATCAACCTTATAATCAAAACCATAAGCCAATGATTTAGCCTTTAAATCATCTATAAGTGCCATATAGTCTTGATATTCTCTTTCATTATCTAATAGCCACAGACCTTTTTCTTTATTCCAACTTAAATACTTTGGATTTCCTTGTGGTTTTGGCACTGTTATAATTTTCTTATCTTTTATGATTTCTCCATCTTCCAATGTAACATCTATTCCAGCTCTTACCTTTTCTTCTCTTGTCATTTCTCTTAGTATGTCATCTTTATAGATGGGGTATTGATAAGATACATCAGTGATTATCACATCTGTCGTATATGCTGGAAAATATGAAAGAGGTGATTTTAAGACATCTTCTAAACTTTCTGCATAAACAGAAAAGATTAATTTTTCTTTTTTATAAAAATTTATTGTTTTCATATCAATTTCTCCTTTCAAAAAATTAGTATTTTAGGCCATCTGTTCCCTCACAGATGGATTTTTAAAATGTGTATAGATTGGAAAATCTCTTAAAATTTAGAGATATAACTCTAATTAGAGATTTAGATAGAGATTTATTTTCTAGATATAGCGGAAAAATTCCACAAGATATAGCTCCAAGTAAGATTATTTGTGTAATTCTAGAAGAGGGGAGTGGAGCTCCAGGAGGATATTCTGTTTATGGAAATACTATAACTGCATTTTATTACAACTACCAAATTTCGAACATAAGAAAGGCTAAAATAGTATACTATTAATCTACTTATAAAAAGCCAATATCGTAGCATAAGAAGTAAAACCATAGTTTTTTATTTTTCTGATTACACATTTGTTAGGATGGAAAACTTGTAAGTCCCAATACTCATAGATATTCGTTTTTTCACCTTTGATATAATTATATAAAAAACCGCTTACAAAAACACATGAAGAAGGAATTCCTTCTACACTGATAGAATCTCCAATTGCAACATTAGTAGTTAAAGTAACATTTATAATTTTAACTTTTAATGCATTATAGTCTTCAAAAGTGATTAGATTTTCCAATCTATCCAAAAGTGAGTTATTATCCAAAGGAACAAAGTTTGCAACATTTGCAGAAACATCACTATTTTGATTTAAACACTTATACATTTTTCTTGTATTTCTGTCATAATATATATAGTTAATGTCCTTAACTCCTGCTGTTTGTATATCTCCACCATACCCAACACATCCAGCAAGTCTAGCTAACATCATTCCCTCTAATGCTTTTCCTTCCTCAGTACCAAATTGTACAATTCCTGCTTTCTCTCTTGTTGCTCCATTTTTAATTTCTGTGACAGCATTGTTTAATTTCTCTGTTTCCTTATCTATCAACTCTGCATTGTGGTTAAAATTTTCTACATCGTAATATTCATTTCCAGATGGTTTTATTAATCTTAAATGTTTTGTATAATCAGACATTTATTATCTCCTTTCGTCATAAATTTCTTTATGTGTTTTTGTTTTTAATTCATCATTTTTTAAGTTATTTATTTCTATATGTTTGTGGTACTTTCCTACAACTTCGCTATCTTCATATAATCTAGTGTCATAAATTTCTTTATGAGTTTTTAATTTTAAAGAATTATGCAATAAATATGCAACTTGATTGTGTGTGTTATATCTAAATTCAATACTGAAATTTAAATGAGCAGGTTTACTTATATAAATAAAATTCTTGAAATTATCTAAGTTTGGTGGTATTCCTACAATAGAAGTAAATTTAATTATGAAAGAATAGTTCCCATAATCTTCAACAACTTCAATTTCTCCATTTGTGAATATTTTGGCTTGTTCCTTTAAAACTTGTGGAGTAAAGATATTTTTTGCTAGTAAAGTATAAATAATTCTGTCTTTTCTATCTTGTAAGCTCCATCCATTTTTATAATCTAATTCCATAAATCTTTCATAATTTGCTACTTGCTGCTCATTAAAAAAAGCTATAAATAATAGCTCCTTGTATTTTTGTATATCATTTTTAACATATTCACACATCAAATCTAAAGTTCTAATTAAATCTTTTTGTAAACTGTTTCTAGCTGTCTTAGACACTTTTTTAATTAATCTATCACTCATTTATGATCACTGTCCCGACTATCAATATCTCATCTTCTGCTATTTCTATATTAGAATTAGAATTGTTTACTTTTACAAAATTATCATTTACTCCGTCTATTTCTAAAATAGCTTTCTCTAAACGATTGATAGATAGTATTGTTTTATTAGTTTTCTTAAAAGTAGCATTTCCAGTTTTTATAACTGCTTTTAAAAGAGATTCAATTTTTTCTTTCACATTAGATAAAGCATATCCTGCTTTCAATATAACTTGTATATTTACATTTATATTTTTAGCAGTAAAACTATCAACAGTTACATCGGCTCCAATTGGTCTTCCATCATCTCTCTGTATTCTTTCCCTAACTTTTTGAATTAGAGATGAATCAGCTATGTCATTATTATAATTAGCAACTAGAACTTTAACAGTTCCATTACCATTCCAAAGAGGCTTTACTAATACTTTTCCAACTCCATCAATTTGTTTGGCCCACTGCTCGTAGTCATAAATATTTCCACTATGAGCGGGTCTTGTAGCTTTTTCCTTAGCCCTTGCAACTAATACAGAATTAGGTTCTTTATCATAACCATTTACAATCTCTTTTTCATTTATAACACTGTAAATATTGCTATTTTGAATTTCAAAAGTTGTAATTTCTCCTATTGCAGCATTACCTACTTTTCCTTCTGAAAGGCATTCTATTTCTATTTCTGCAATTCCAGTTGGACTTAAATATTCTTTCCTTAAAGATCTGTATTTTATCCCATCTCTATTTAGAAATATTGTATTTTCATCTATTATAGAGTTTGCTTTTCCAACTACTTTTACAGTACCTTTTGCCTTAGTTCCAACTCTTCTTTTTACTCCAAACATTAATGCATGTTTGTCAACATACTCATCTTCTGTAGCAGTATCAATAAAAGTTTGTTTTTCCCAAAATTCTAACTCTTTGTAAACTTCTTCTGCTGTAATTCCAAAAGTTGCAGCAATATCAAAATTGAAAGTACCTTCCATTTTTGAAAGTGGATTCTTAAGATTATCCAGAAAATTATTTCTTAATTCTATTCTATCTTTCACTTTACACCTCCATTTCTAGTTTTCCATACACAGTTTTAACATTAAAGGTTATCTGTGGAACATACTCATTTTCATTAGAAATGTCAAAATTATAACATTCTAAAATATATGGATTTACTAACAACGTATCTCTTATTTGATTAATCATTAATGCATCTTTTACAGATTTTTGATAGATAGAACCAATGTTAGTTTCCAATTCACTTCCATAACTATCACTATGTACATCAACATATCTAAATCTTTCAGTTTTCAATGCTTTAAATATCCATACTTTTAAGGCTTCGTTTTTCTCTAAAACTTTAATATCGTTATTTTCATCTTTTAGATATTCTCCAGTTTTAAAGTCAATAGCATATTCCTTAAAAATAGGTATTTCTTCAATCTCTGTTTTAGTTTTTTTAAGGAAAATATCAAAATTGTTTTCCACATTACACCCCCTCTATTGCTCCACTAGGCATTTTAACTATTTTTGTAACGACTACATAATATACACCTAAAACTACAACTAGCACCTCATCACCTTTTTTTAAAGTATCTTCAAACCAAATGTCTTTATGAGATTTATATGTTCCACTACCCTTATATTTTCCGCTTCCTTTTAATTTTGGTATACCGTGCCCCATTGTATCCGATGTTGTATTATCATAATTATAGTTAGATACATCAATTTCTATTTCGTCTATAATTCCATCAATCTTATAGTCTCTATGATAGTGAGGTAATAGGTAGTTACTGCAATATATCTGCTTGCTAGGTATAACTTGCCCATCAAATTCAATTGTCAAGTTTGGTGGTGGAGTAACTACACTAGCCTTTATGATAGATGTTCCTTTTGTGGCTTGTGCTATCATTTCTCCTACTAAACTTCCTAATTCGCTCATTTCTTTTTATCCCACCCTTCTGGAAATAATTCATCTATCTTATCTTTCTTCTTTGCTTTTTTAGCTCTTTTCTTCTTGTTTTTCTTAGCCTTTTCTTTATTCTCAAATTGAACTTTATCCATAACATTTTCAAAAGCTAACTCAATATTACTGAAATAAGATTCTCCTTCAAAAATATGAGTATCTGATTTGACTAAGAAACTTCCAATAAGTCCAGTGTGGGGTTCTTGTATCCCAATGTTATATCCAGCTTGGATTAAGATGTTTCCTAAGCAATATATTCTTGCACTCTTTTCTACACTTTTTAGCATATCCTTAGCATTTGCTATATTGTCTACATCTTTTTCATATTGCATAACTTGTTGGAATAAACCAAATTTCTTTTTATCCTCTGCATTCTCAACTTTATTAAATATTTGTTGCTTCTCTTTTTCTACTTTATAGATAACAATTTGATTTATCATATTTTCTATGCTTTCTTCATATGAAGAAGTAGAAATATTGTCAGCACTTGTCAAAAGAACATCTGTATAAGTGCCTTGTTCAACTATATCTATTGCTTGTTCATTACTCACAATGGAATAAATTTTTTTATTTTTTCTGTGTTGTATTGTATAAGCATTCAATATAATTTCATATCCACTTCTATCAATGGCAGGATAAGTACAAGTAACTTCATCTTTAGGAATTTTGCCTATTTTTAAATTAAGCTCTCCACAGATTTCTTTTAATATTTCTGATGGTTTTTTCTGAAAAAAGTTTTTAACAAAGTTATTTTTATTCAGATAAATAGAATTGTCGTATGCATAAAAACTTTTTATTTCAGTTTCGCCTTTCCTAGAATGCTGGAAAACTTTACCATAAAATAACTTTTCTTCTTCATAAGAAAATATGATTTCATCTCCAATATTGGTTGTGATATCTCCTAGATACTCAACTTCCAATTTTCTTGCAGTTCCGTGAATTGCTCCACTCCAAATAACCCTAGTAAATATATTTTTATATTCTTTTCCATTTACATAAATCTTTACTTTTTCCATATATTTACCTCTCTAATAGTCCTCTTGCTACATCTGTTAAAGTTTTGTTTTTTTCTATCTCCACAAGAGTTATCTCCACATCTATATCTCCTGTTCTTTCAGTTACTGCAAAATATAAAGTTTGGATATAGCATTTAAAGAAAATATTAAATTCTGGAATAATTAAGGTTAATTTTTCCTTATCATTCTTTAACTTTTTTAAAGTTTCCATACAGTTACTAGGAGTAGTAGAAAGAATATAACTAAAAAAAGGAGATTTCATACTTGGAAAAAATGTTGAAAAACTAATCTTTTCAGCTTTTCTATTTCCAATTAATGTTTTTTCTCCTAAATCAATTATTCTTATAACTTGCAAATCCTGTTCACTCTCTATCCTTAAATCCAAAGGTGGTACTACAAAGAAAAAAGGAGTATTAGTACTATCTTTAACCAGGATAAATGTTGGTCTCATAGCATCATCTCCTTATTTTGTTATTTGTACAAAATTTCTCAATTCTGCAATTATTTTTTGTTTAGACATTTCTGCTGTTTTCTCTATATCTGTTTCATTTCTTATCGTTATTCCACCCATATTTACATTTACCTGAGGTGAAAAAGTTACATTTTGAGGTGGTACTTTAATATCATTATTGCTTTTTTTAGATTCTGGAACAGAAGGTTTAAGCATATAATTTGGAATTGTTGGAGCTTTAAGTCCTAACTTATCACTAACTTTTTCTAGTTCTGTCTTTTGCTTTTCTGGTAAAGGTTTTCCTAGTAAAATAGGGTTATTTAATGAGGCAACAGTTTTATTTTTCTGTACTGTTTGTTCTTTTGCTAATTCTTCTGGAGTTAATTTAGCAATCCTTCTTCTCTCTCTAAAATCTTCTTCTGTTTCTTTCATCAGCTGCTCTATTCCTTTTCCAGAATTTTTATTGTATCTAAGTTTTTCTTCAAACATTCTTTGCTTTATATAATTTAGCTTCTCATCATCTTCTGTTTTACTGTTTCTTAAATCCATTGTTTCTATATCTTTTTCTGCTTGTGCATTAGCCTCATCCCAAGTGTAACCTTTATCTTGATATTCTTTTCTCAATTCCCATTTATTTTTAGTTCGTCCTATTTTTTCTCCTGCCCAATCTCCAACTGCTTTACCAGCTCTATATGCTAAATATCCACCTGCAATATATTTACCAGCACCAGAAAAAATATTTTCTGCCATAGCTGCTACTTTTAATGCTGCAAAACCTTTTATAGCTTCTGCTGTAAGAGTAAAAATTCTATTAAAATAAGCCTCTACATTTTCAGTATTAAAAGTACCTTTTGAATTTAACTCTGCCATTTTACTTGTAAACTTATTTATAAAGTCTGTCGCAGTTGGAGCTAATCCTTCTCCAATAGATATTTTTAAGTCGTCTACTGCACTTCTAAATTCTGCCATTTTATTTTTTGTAGTACTTCCCATTTCTTCCGCAAATTTATCTGTTGCACCCTTAGCATTTTTTATAGCATTTTCTGCTTTCTCTAATTCTTCTTTTGAAGCTCCAAGCAAGTTAGCAAAAATTTTCATTCCTTCTGAACCTGCTATTGTAGATATCCAGTAATTTCTTTGTTCTTCTGTCATTCTAGCCAAGATGGGTTTTACTTCTTCTATAATTTTTCTAAGTCCTTTAAATTTTCCATTATTATCATAAAGAGTTAATCCCACTTTTTTCATAGCTTTTTCCATATCAGGAGTAGCTTTTGAAAGTCTTGTATAAATAGCGGCTAAATTTCTTCCAGCAATAGAACCTTTAAGTCCGCTATCAGCTAAAACTCCTAGTAAAATATTCACTTCTTCCATACTTTCAAAATTTCTTGAAGTAGATGCTACATATTTATATGCCTCACCCAATTCAGCTATACTTGTATTTGTGTTATTAGCAGTTGCGGCCATAACATCCATAAAGTGGTCTGCATCTTGTAATTTTAATCCAAATGCAGTTAAGTTATCTGTAAGAATATCAGATGTGCTAGCTAAATCTTCACCAGAAGCGATAGAAAGTTTTAAAAGTTTAGGTGTCATTTCCAATACTTCGTTGGTTTTCATACCTGCCATAGCTTGATACATTTGAGCTTGCGCTACTTCTTGAGCTGTAAATCTTGTACTTCTTCCAAGTTCTCTTGTTTGAGCCATTAGCATATTTTCTTCAGTTGCTGTTGCTCCCATGATAGCTTTATTTCTTTTAACTTGATCTTCTAAATCTGCAAAAGCAGTTAATGAACTTCCAGCAATAGCTCCTATTCCAGCAAGTCCACCAATAGCAACTGCTCCGAATTTATTAAGTCCGCTATTAACCTTTTCCCAGTTCATAGATTTAGCTTTTTGATAAAGACCAGCTAAGCCTTTTTCAGCTTTATTAATTACAGCTGTAAATTTATCTTTAAGTTCCAGTCTAGCACTTAATACATGCTCCAAATTCTCACCTCCAATAAAAAAAGCACCTAGTTTTTAGCTAAGTGCTTTATGTTATCTATGCTATTTTATCTTTTAAAAATATATTTAAGAAATATTGCTGCCCTTTACCAGTAATCTTTGGTGTCTTACTTATTTCAATTTCTCCACTTGAGTGAAGCACTGGAGTTTCTTTTATCTCAAATAATCCTAAATCCATAGACCTTTGAGTTGGCATATTGTAGTCTGTTCCTATTTTCTTTATTAGATATCCATTTTCTCTTAACCAAATGAATAGTCTTTTTTCTCCCATATCAACTCCATTTTGTTTTATTAACTTTGCCATTTCTCTAACTAATATGGTATTTTTCGCTATTGATACTGCTTCAGCAAATAATACTTTTGGTTTATCTTCTTTCATCTTATCTTCAAGCTCTTTATTTTTAGCTTTTTCTTCTTTTAATTTAGTTGCCATTTTTATTATTAAATCTGGATTGTCTAATAATTCATCTGTGGCATACATTCCATATTTTCTAACATCTTTTAATATTTCTTTAACTTTCTTCTTAAATTTCTTTGCTATCGGTTTCCTACTTTGCATTAAAACTTCATACAATCCATCTTCTGTTAAAAACCAGGCACTATAACCATTAGTTAGAGTGCCTACCTCTAATTTAATTTTTTCATTATCATCAACACTTTCCAACATTTTACTAACGTTAGAATGTTCTATCCATTTGGCAACCTCATCAGCTTTAAACAATGTTGGATTCCAACTATGAATTAATCTTCAATTTCTATAAAAAAAGTTTTAATTGTTTCATAGGCTAGTTCATCATTTTTGAATTTTTCTTTTGCTTCTGTTTTATAAGATATATATTCACTTAGTTTTTTAAATTCTTGATGTGTTATTCCATCTAATGCATCAAGAATTTTTTCTAATTTTTCTTTCTTCATAAATTCTCCTAAAAAATAAAAGAGAGTTAAAAACTCTCTCTTAAACATTATTTGTTTAGCCTTTAATCCATAAAAAGACAATCATAATAGGAAAACAAATAGCCAATATTATTCCTAATGCTTTGAAAAAACCTACTCTATCAATCCAATCAGCAAACTTATCATGAAGATTAGTTGCAGCCTCTTGAACATCATCATTTTCTCTAATAGATTTTCCAATAGATTTTAAAGAGCCAGATACAATTCCTACTATTATAGCAACAATTCCTACAATCCCTAGAATAAGTCCAATTTCCATAGAAATAATAGAGAAAACAATAAAACCTGATATAAGTAAAACAATCCCCAATAAGAACATAAATCTTTCCTCCTAAAATGAATTTAATATGTTATATTATAGCATTATTCTTTTAAAAGATACATATAAAATAAATCTTTTTCAGAAAGTTTTCTAAGTTCTTCTAATTTATGTCCTCTATTCAAGTAATGAGCGACTGTACTTAATTTCCAGTCGCTCTTTATTAGTTTTTTGTTTCTTCAACTAAACTAACTAGATCAGTTTCTCCATATCCAGAAACAGTTAAAATAAAATCTGCTAGTTTATATACAGTTGGGTCTTTTAAAACTTTTGCTACAACTTGTGTTGGTTTAGATCTACATCCTAGTTTATCTACCAATTTATCATCTCTAAAAATAGGACAAGAATTATAGATAACTTCTAAATCTTTATCTTTCTCTTTAGACAAGATTAAATCTAAGTAATCCTCTTTATTTAGCAACTCACATTCAATCTCTCCATTAAGTTCTTTTATGTGGATTTTAACTTTTTTTCTTTCTTCATTATTTATTTTTTTACTATTTTCAAGTAGCATTTCTGCAGTAACTAACATCTAAGCCTCCTATTTTATATCATTTTCATATTTTAGATCCTCTGGTGTAAAACCAAATGGATATTCTTCTTCAACAACTTCTCCTTTTGTAATGTTGATTAAATCAATTGAATTAAACCAAACATTGTCTAAAGAAATTCTTTCTTCTTGTTTTCCAGGTGTATCGGGGTCAGCTAGATTAGTTACTATTCTAACTCTAACATCTTTCCCTTTCACTAATTTTTCAAGTATTTTTTTACCTCTAGAATATACTTTTTCAAGAGTAACACTCCCTTCACCTTTTAAAGCTACAATTTTACTATCCACAGATAGCCCTAATTGTACATCTTTTCTATCAGCTGTTACTTTTGCATTTACTTTTGTAAATTCTGCTATTTTCTCATTATCTATCCAAAGAGTACCATGTGCACCAGCGATGGTATGATAGCCCCTTATATTTGTATCTGCCATTTTTACCCCCTATCACATCTTTATGACCAAAGAAAGATTTGCCATAGTATCTGCAAATCTAACATCTCCAGTTAAAAATACATCATCACCAGAAGGATATTTTAAAATCTCCATATCTGGCATTTCTTCTGGGTCTTTTCCATCTAAAACAATCAATCCCTTTTGTGCTTCTAAGTCTATTTCAATCTTATTGTCATAGTCTCCACTCAATACATTTGGAGCCATTTCTTTAAAATAAACCTTAGTAACATTAGAGCAGAAATTCATTTTGTTATTATAGTCATTTATGTAAATTCCTAACCAATAATTTTTAAATGTATCTCTTATGTCATCAGTTATAAAGCACATTCCCTCAACTATTTTGATTTTTCTTGTATCTTTTTTCCAAGTGCTATCAAAAGTAGTTTTTGAGTTCACTCCATAATTAACTCTAACTTTTTCATCATCATTGTATAGAGAGAATTTGCCAAGTTTTGGTTCAAAGTAATCTACTTCTTTTAAATCACTCATTACAAAGTTATCTGCAGATCTATTCAAAGGCATTCCTGCTATAAGCCCTGCTATTGCTGCAGTGTATTCTTGAGCTGTAAAATCTCCATAAATAGATTTAAAAGTTGTATTTCCTAGCTCTACTATTGCCACATTATCTGTATTATTAGCAAAGCTGGAAATATATTTAACTGTCTTACCTATTGCACCATCATTTCCAAATACTTGTTTAACCCAAGTTACCAGCTTTTGGTCATCTGCTTGTTCTGCTCCTGGATAACTTAACCAATGCATTTTTCTTTCTTTAAATTCACCTAGAACATCATCTAAGTTCTCTCCAGTTTGTAACACTCTTATTAATACTTTCTTAGCTCCATAGTGCATTGCTAATTTAATGTATTTAACATTCTTAGCATCCCATTCTTTTTCTTTTAAATCTGCTATTGTTTTTAGAGTATTCCATTTAACAGTTTTCTTAGTATCTTTTAATATTAAGCAAACTATACCTCTTTCACTTCTTTGTATAGCAGTTGTTGCAAGAGTTTTAAACTCTATATTAATGTTTGGACTAGCTTTTATTTGTCCTACTTCATTTCCCATTAATTGCTACCTCCTTCTTTAAATCTCAATTTTAAGTCTTGCATTAACTCATAATCATAAGGTTTTCCGTATAAGTCATATAGGCTTAATGTAAATACATAGTGTCCGACTCTATCTACAATTTTTATATCTGTATTTCTTAGAGTTAGGAATCTATTAAGTACATGTAAAACCTTTTTCCCTTCTATTTCAAATGCATTATCTAAGTTTTCTAAATTCTCTAATATTTCAGCATTAGTAAGCTTTCCATTAGTTTTTGGATAATAGATAATATCAATATCTATTGTTTTTAGCTCTCTATATTCAGAATTAAATTCTTTCTTATAACTAACTAAATCTATGAAAAAGCAAGGCTTTCTGACATTGTCTATATCTTCACTATAAGGATTTACTTTTAATTTTTCAGAAATAATGTTATTTAATACATTCCTTATATCTATCCATTTCATTTCTTTATCAATCCTCCATAAAAATTTTTTAAATCTTTATAGAATTTAATTTGTCTCATAGCTACTGCTGTTCTTAGCATAAATCTACCTCTGACAAATTTAGTTTTACTTCTTCCAATTCTGTGGCCATACTCAACATGTGCTGCATAGTCAGTCATGTTAAACACAATCTGAGTAAATTTTTTACCAGTTAATCTTTTTCCATTTTCCCTTTGCCAAGAGTTCTTTAAGGTTCCCGTATCAACTGGTGTTAAATCTTTAACATCTTTCTTTAATTCTTCTGCCTGTAACATTAAAAATCTTTCAGTAGATTTTGGAGTTTGAGTTTTTATTTCGTCAAGAATTTTGTCAAGCTCTTTAAACCCTTTAAGCTCCATAATCCACCTCATTCTCAGATACTTCTGTTAAGATTATTTCCTTGTGCTTTATTATGTTGTATGCCAAAGGTTTAGATGCCTTGAACATATAAATAGCTCCATCTGCTTTTCTTGTAACTTTTAGTAAATCATTTTGCTTTATATCTGCACTCAAACCTACAAAGAGTTTATATTCCTGTGAACTGCTATTGACTGATCCAGGTATAACACTTCTCAACCATTTCTGTGAGAGTCTGCAAGGGATATCTTTTAATATTTCTCTTTGCTCTTCAAAAGCTCCTCCATACTCGTCTACAACCGCAACAGTTCTAATAACTGTAACTCTATCATTATGTAATTTATCTAAAATATTCATACAGTACCAACCTTTCTAAACCTAAATAATTGGCTTTTTAAAGATAAAAACATTTCATCAGTAGAGTTACTACTTGTGTTATATTCTATTGTGGTATCCCCCTCAGTAACTTTTGAAATATTGCCCTTTATTTCAATTTCTTCAATAGTTTTTAATGCTAAATGCTCTGCAAATGGTTCTATGAGTTCAACTGGAAAGTCATCTCTATTCATAAAATTTAATGATTTTCTAATTAAAATAGTTGTTTGAATTTTTAACTTAGCCTCGTTGCTAATAGATGTTAATCCCTTCACTTTTTCAATTATTTTATTGTAAAGTTCTTCCATTTCTAACCTCCCGATATGATAAAAGCAGGAGTTTTTATTCTCCCGCCTCTGCCACTAGGTTATTATTTCTTAAAATTTCTATTTCAGTTTCATCAGATGTTGAGTAAACTCCATCTTTGAACTGTATAGAAGTTCCAGCTATAATTAAATTTTTATAACTAGATTTAAAAGTTGTTTCTTTTGCTTCTTCAGTAGTAGTTTCTTCTACTGCTCCATTTAATTCTCCAATCACTTCTTCATTTTGTTTTTTATTATCTTTTGCCATTACTACCTCCTATGATATTTTTACATTTTTAACATGTACTTGGAATGGTAATTTCTTTATTTTATGAGCATATTCCCCATGGAAAAAATATGTATCTGCTAAACGTGTCTTTGCAGCTAATTCCTCTTTTATTGGGTAAAGTTGTTCTAAACTTACTTCATTTAAGTTAATTAATAAAAATTCATTTGGAGCCAAAGACATAGCAGGGAATACAGATACAACACCAGCATTTGTAACTATTTCAGTTATTTTGGAACCAGTTACTTTTTCAGTTATATCTGTTCTAGTAATATCTTTGTTCATTTTATTAATTTGAACTCCAATAGCCCAAGGTACACAAACAAAGTATTTTCCACTTTGTAAATCAGCTGCTCCAGGATTACCCTTGTCAACTATTGCTTTTACAGCAGTAGTCAATAAATCTACTGAGAAAGGTTGATTTCCAGCATCTAAAACTATTCCATGCTCTTTAATTAAAGATTTAATTCCTGCTGAATGTCTTAAATCTCCATTAATGTATTTAATTCCATTTAATAATTTATTTTCCATAGTTCCTAGCAATTCATCTTTTTTCTTTTGAGATTCTATTTCTCTAGCAGTTAAACCTCCTTGTCCTTGTGGGTTGATATGTTTCATAGTTTCAGTAATATCATATGTATCATATATAATACCTGTGATATTTGTTATGTGTTTAGATAGTCTAACAGTAGATGGCTTTAATTTTCCACCTTCTTCTATTTCTATTCCTAAACTTTGAACTATTGTATTTGCCGCTATATTTCCAGCAGTAGATGTTGTTCCAGCATATCCTCTTGTAACATCTGCTTTATTGTCTGTTTTTACTTCTGTTATTTTTACTATTTCATCATCAATAGATAACAAAGCGTCTTTAACTAATATATCAGCATCAACAACTTGTATTTCAGTTGCTCCTGCATTTAAAGCTACTTTTAAACTAGATGTTACTTTTCTTTCATAAGTATCAATCCATTCAATAGTAGTAGATGTGGCTGTTCCAATTCTTCCACCTCTTAAAATATGAGAAATTATTTGAGATGTATTTGGATTTATCAATGTTAATTCATCAGAAATGTCATTTGAAATTGATTGACTTCCTGAACGAATTTTAATATCTGTTTGTGGTGCTGCAAATAATTGGATATTTAATCCAGTCATTTCTAAAAGTGTTTTATAGTGTTTCATTATTCATTACCTCCTGCATTTTCTGCTTTTAATTCTTGCTTTGCTCTTACATAATTAGCTCTGTCTATATCAGAACCACTTTCAAAAGCTTTTTTTCTTAAATCTTCTAATTGAGCCTTTTTATCAGCTCCGCCATTACTTCCACCATTCATTGCACCTGGTACACCACTAGCACCAAGTCCTTTTACATATTCTCCCATTACTTCTGCAAAACCTTTAACAGATGCTTCTATTTCTTCTTCTGTAACTCCACTGATTCTATCTAAAAACTTATCTGGCATTTTATATTTTGTAAGAGTTGCTTTTTTAATTTCATCTGTTTTAATCTTTGTAAGTTCAGCATTCTTTGCATCTAAATCTTTTTGAATCTTATCAATTTCTTTTTTATGCTTTTCTTCTGCAGTAAGATTAGCATTTTTAATTCTTTCCTCATAATCTTCAATAGATTCATTATGTTTTCTTTCAAGCTCTTTTTTTTCTTTTTCAAAGTCTGCTTTCATTCTTGCAAATCTTTTGTTAATCATTTCATCTACTTCTTCTTGAGTAAATATTTTTGGTTCTCCTGATTCTGCAAATTGTTGAATATTAAGTTTAAATCTTTTCATTTTATCCTCCTGTTTAAAGTCCTGTTTGACTATATTTTATCCAGATGTTTAATGTCCATCAGTACGACAATATTTGTATTTGTACCTCCTTTCTTACAATAAAAAAAGCACCTAGTTTTTACTAAGTGCTCTTGGTTTAATTATTTTATTTAGTTCTTTCTTTAAAAAAATCTTTCCAGTAAGGGTTTTCTTTATCAAAAATTTCTTTTTGTTCTGGTGTTAAGTTGTGTGGATAATCTGCAAATAAATTAAAGATTTTTATTTTATCAAAACTAAACATGTGTTTACCAACAGAATCTAAATCATCTATCCACCATACTCTATCATTTTTATTTTTCTTATAAAAATCACTTAGCATATCCACCTTCTCCTTTATTTTGTTTATCTTTAGCTGTATTTATGTAACCTAATAGGTTTTTAAATTCCTCACTATTTTTGCAAGAATCTACATCTATTAAAACATTTGATTTTTCAAATTTTATACCACCAACTGAATAAGAAGTTTGACATCCAAATCTAGTTTTTAAAACAGAACTATCTAATTTTTTAAAGCCATTTTCTGTTTCTGACTGCAACTCTAAGTATTCAAAACCTCTATTCCCTATTCTTATTATCGCCGCATGTTTACCTGTTTCTAGATAATATTCTTTTTTTTCTTCTACAAAAGTAAGTAACTCTTTAACAGCATTGTAATCATTTGCCCTTTTTATAACTTTACTTTCAATACCATCTAAATTAGCAATTTCAACTATGTTTCTTGTTGTGGCAAAAATTTCTGTAGATATACCGCCTCTAAAATCTAAAACATCATACCCATTTCTATTTCCTATATAAGCAAATGCTAGAGAAGAACAAGAACCTTTTGTTTGGTCTCCCCCACCTAATTTTTTAATTATTTCTTCAGTTGTTAATTCTTTTTGTAGTTTTTTAACCTCATTATACTCTACTTTATCATTTTGAGCCCATGCCATTGTAAATGTATTAGGTACTGGTTCTTTAGTTATACTCTTATTTTCATTATTTGTCAATGCTTCTTTCTCGTTGCTTTCAATATCTTTTTCACCAATTTCTTCTCTACCTTGCCTGATTAAATTTTCATAGTCAACAATCGGTATTGTTGTACTTCTGCATCGTGGATGCATTGGAGGATAATTAAGCCCAACTGCAATCTTTTTAATCTCAAATACTTCACCATGTAACTCTGAACAAATTTGACTGGTCCTGCTGTCTAGTGTAGCACTAAACTCATATTTTTCTATGCCAGCTTCTTTATATCCATCCAAAGTAGCTTGATTTAAAGTATAATTAACTTCTGTTCTTAAAAGTCTTTCAACATCGTTCTTTTTAGCTGTTTCAAACCTTTCAGAAACTCTTTTAGCCATAGTTTGTAAGTTGATACCTTGTATCATTCCATTTACTATTTCTTGCTTTACTGTTTGTGCTAATTTATCAGTATTACTCCAAATTCTTTGAGAGAAGTTTGCACCACTCCAAGGTCTATCTAAGACTGTTTTTATTTTATCTCTGCTCACAATAGCATTAATGCCTAAATCTTTCGTTACTTCTATAAAGGTATCCCTATAAACTGATGTTAAAGCATTCTTAGCACTATCTTCAACTCCAAAGATAAGTTTTACCATTTCCATATCAACTTGTGCTCTAAGACTATCTAAGTGGCTCATACGACTTTTAGCAGATAATGTTTCAATTTCTAAATAAAGTTTTTTAGCTTCTAAAGGTGCTGTTTTTAAAAGTTTGTTATATTCTTTCATGTAATCATGTAAATCTTTTTTCCAAACTTTGTATTCATCACCTTTTAAAAGTTTCAAAGCATCATGATAACTTAAATTATTGTCTTTCATATAAGTTGTACCAATTCTACTAAGCTCTTTGTTTATATTTTGCTTAGCCTTTTCAAGTGCGATTTTATACTCCTTTTCAATATCTTGTATAGTAGTAAACGCCTTAGCTTCTCTTTTAACTTGTCTTTTTTCCCAATAATCTCTATTCTTTTGATCCATTAGCACCAACTCCAATTGGAGTATTCATATCTTTTTCTGCATTGATATCTTCTTCTGCTTTTATTTTTTCAAGTTCAACTTTTGCATCTTCTATAAAAGGCAAAATAGATAAGATAGTTTCATGTGATACTATTCCTTGTAATTTTTGAGCTGTATCTGCTGCTTCAACCAAATTCTTAGGAATATTTCTTGTAAAGACTTTTTGAATATCCTTCGGACTAATTTTTAAATTATAGAAATCTATCATAAGTTGCAATCTTTGATTAATTGCTTTTTTGAAATACATTTCCTTTTGTGCTGCTAACTGTTCTAATGCTAATAACTTATATCCAAGTGCAACTCCTGAACTGTTTCCTGAAAACTCCTTATCTTGCATATCTGGTATCATAGAAAATTTATGAATATCTTGATTTAATCTATTTTTGTTATTTTGAGCATAACTATCATTGACTTGTTTAACAAGCCATTTAGCATCTCCTTGGTCATTAATAAGCATTACCTTATTTTTATTCATTTTCTCTATTGTTTCTTCATCAGTTCCACCCATGTTGATTAAAACTAAGAAAGCATCTGTAAAATCTTTCATATCATCAATAGCAGTTGAAGTGGCTTCATTGTAGCCGTCTATCAAAGAAATTACATTTTTAAAATCTCCATTAGCTCTTTTATTGTTTAAAAATTCAATAATTGGGACCTGATTAAAACCATGTAGCTTAGTTTCTCCCTTTACAGTTGGAACTTCTTTTTTATCACTATCAGATAGAAATTCATAAGTTGTAACACTTGTACTGTCATAAACTTCTAATTTATAGACCCATTTATTTTCTTTGTTTTTAGTTTTATCCCATCTAACAGCTGCAGTTATTTCTTTTTTTACTGTGTCATCTCTTAAAATAAAACAATCTCTTGGGTCTACAACTACATTTCCAATAGTATTATCTACATTTTTATACCAAAGTTCATATGACTTTCCAAACACACTTAAATTAGACGCATGTTCAAAGTTTTCTTGCTGCTCTTCTTCTGTTGCTAAATATTCAGATAGTTTTTCAAAATCTTTTTTTAATTTATCATCTTGTAAAGCATAAGCTATTGGTTTTCCTAAGAAATAGGCTGTTGCAATAGTTGTTATATATTCTGGATAATTATTAATCAACTTAGTATCTTTTTTCTTATCACTTCTATCTTTCTTATTTAAAATATTATGTTTCCCACTGTAATAATCTTCCATTTTTTGTAGTTCTGGTAATTCATTTTTTATAAAAGCTTCAAGTGCTTCTTTTAAATCTTGTACAGTCATTAATCCTCCTTCCTATCTTATCTTATCTTATTCCTAGACTATTTCTATCTATTGTTCTCATTTCATTTCTGTTTATTATCTTTTCAGCAACACCAGTTAAAGCATCTGGTCCATCATCATGTTTATTCTTGCCTTCCTTTTGATAAGAAATAATATCCTTTGCAAATTCACCCCATTTATTTTTCCAATCAATAGGCATATAGACATTTGCATTAACCCAAGCACTGTTTGATAATATTCTTGCTATTTTATTTCCAGATTGATGGAACCATTTAACAACTGTCTTATAATTTCCTTTGTCCCTTGTAATTCTTTCAATGTTTCTTGCGAATGCTCTGCCTCCGTTATTACTTTCTATATCTGCAACATTTATATCAAACTTCTTATATGCTTCTGCAACAAGAGGTTCTGTTATCTCCATAGCTTCTTTGGTATAGATAACATCTAGTATATAAGCACTATCCTTGCAATCTGCATAAATGATATTACATAGAAAATCATCTCCAGTATCTGCTGTATCACAGTAGGCAGCAATTTTAACAATCTTTTCTTTTGGTAAATCTACATAAGTTTTAAATTCACTATACAATCTACCTTTTATATCTATTGGCTCTTGCTGATAGTTGGCATATACAATTTCTTTTGCCATATTCTTAGTTTTAAACTCAAAATCCTCTAATGATAATGTCCCTTCATCTAAAGGTGTTCCATCATCATTGATAGCTTTATAATTTATATGAACCACATCATCATAATTAGATAAAATAAAACCAGCTAGGTCATTACTTGCCCACCTGGTCATTATGATTATTAATTTAAAACCTTTTTCTGTTCTTGATAACATAGTGTTAGTAAACCAATCTATATGCTTTTCAAGGACATTAGAGTTATATGCTTCCTCAGAGTTTTTTATTAAGTCATCTATAACTATTAAATCTGCTCCAAATCCTGTTGCAGTTCCTGTTGGAGATGTTGCTAAATAGTTTGCGACTTGGCTCCCTTCCAAAGCCCACTTATTCATTGAGGCTTCACCATACTTTATTTTAGTATCTGGGAATATATCTCTATAAACTGTTACCCCTTGAGTCTGTTCTGTTGCTATCATATCTCTTACTTGCTTAGCAAATGTAGAAGAAAGAGTTTCATTATATGATCCTGTCATAATTTTTAATTTGTTATTTCTTCCTAATAGCCATTGTACAAATAAAGTTGCTGTGTAAGATTTACCGAATCAGAGTCGAGGGGGCATATTAATAACTAATATCTTTTTATTAGAATCAATAAAACTTTGTAACTGATTACATAAATCTTTTAAATACTCTTTTTTATCATTGTAAAAATCTTTTTTACCTAGTAATTTACAATAATACCAAAAATCTCTCCTAGCTAATTCTTTTTTAGCTTCTAATTTTATTAATTCTTTATCATACACCCCCACAACACCTCCTTTAATCTTTTATTATTTCTTTTAATTCATCAGTTGTAAGATTAGAAAATGGATTAGAGTTTATATTGCCATTTACCTCAACCTTTTGAGTATACTCTCCATCCATTTTGTTTAATATATCTAGTGCTTTTAATCTATCTGTATCTTTAACAGCTCCGTCTTTTATCATACTTGTTAAAAATTCCTTTCTCTCAATAGCTGTCATAATTCTACTACTTTTAGCTTTTTCTTGTAGTTCATTTACATATCGACAAATCTCGACATTTTGTAATAAAATGTTAGTTCTTGTCTTACTATATGTCTCACTATACCCAGCTTTTATTGCGGCATCAGTAGCATTTCCACTAGCTACATAATATTCACAGAAAGCCTTTTGTCTTGGATTTAATTTCAATGCTACTTCACCTCCAAAAAAATATATTGACAAAATAATTAATTTGTATTATCATAATCTTAAATTTATGGAATACAAATGTGTCTGATCAACACAAGCACTAAAAAGGAGAGGGAAGGTCTACCTCTCTATTTTTTTTCTATCTAATTAAAAAAAAATATGTTATAATAATCTTCCAGTTGATATACGTTCTCCTTATTTAGCTGCAGCTTTTTATCATACAGGAAAAAAGGAGGTGTATTCCATAAACATGAAGAAAAAAGACCTTCTTCAATATCCAATTGAAGAAAATAAACCTGATTTAGAAAACAATTCTAATCAAGAAAATTCCCCAGAATTTGAAATAATTTTTAGACCTTTCATTACTTTAAAAAATGGTAAGCGTCTTTATGCTTGGGAAGTAGGTTTAAAAGCTTTTCCTTTAAAAATAAAGCTTTAAAATTTCGTAAACGTATATCAATTCAATTAGAGATAGTCTGATCAGCTATCTTTAGATTAGACTGTTGTATGTTAGTTTTTTACTGATAACTTCAGTCTTTTTTTATTTACAATCTGTAATGATTTAAATTTACACAAATAACCTCTCATAAATTAAAAAGCCCCTGTAATATACAAGAGCTTTGATTAAAAGAACTAAAATAAAACCTAGTCCTTTTTTTAATGTTATATAATTTTTTTTATTTTTTAAAAATTAAAATATTTTTTCCTAAACTATCCGATGAAAAATCAACATTTTTTAAAGGAATTTTCTTATTATTATCTAAATATTGTTTAATTGTTTCTTCTTTTTCTCTAGAAAAAAATTTATACTCATTTCCATTCTCATTTTCATAAGCAATATATTCCGTAAAAAATATCGAAATAAATAATCTATAATACTTATTAATATTTTTAGAAATAATAATATATATTAATATTTCATAAAAGATAACCCAGATAAAATTTATTTCTTGAAAACCAGCAATTATCGGAAAAATATACGAATTTAAAAAATTCATTTCTATATCTTCATCGTTTTTATATATTACACAAAAATTTTTTGATGTAATTGTTCCCTCTGAGATTCGATTCTTATAATAAGAATATGAAATATAGATAAGATATGCTAGTACACCTATAAAAACAACTATAATTATCCAGCTAATACTATTATTGATTTTTTCTGGAAAAAATTTTAAATTATTTAAATAACATTTAATCATATTAAAATATAAAATTACAAGCAATACATATACAGGAGTTCTTAATAGTAGAAACACAATAAAATTTCTTATTTTATTATTCATTAGACCCTCCTTTTTTATTTTTAATCTGTTGAGGTTGTTAATTCTTCATCTAGAAATTTTAAGGCCGCTTTATTTGTCATACATTTTATTAATTCTATTCTAAAATGTGAGTTCCTAAGCTTAGAACAATCGATTCTTCCATCATTACAATATTCTAATTTTTCATCACTCCCATTTTTTTCGTTGTATTTTTCAACAGCTTTCTTTAATTTTTCTTTTTGGTCTTCTGAGGATAATTTTTTAAATTTCTCAAAACCTCCTATTTTTATCCCACGTCCCATATATATTCTTTCATCTTTTGTATTAAATATTTTTGAATTACTTGTATCAAAAATTTTTTCTATATCATCCATATTGGTATTAATTACATTTTCAAATAATTTGCTAAAATCAAAAATTCCATTTACACTTTTTAAAACATAAAGCTTATCTGAATATGAAATACAATCAGGACTAATATCTAAAATTAAAATTTTACCATCAGTTATTTTTTCTACTTTAAATTCATTTCCTGCTTTTTTCCCTATAAATGCAAATTTATTTTTCTTTAATAAAGTACTGTAATCATATTTTTTATATAAATATATTTTTTCATAATCCTCAATTCCAGATATTTCAACTTTAATATTTATTTCTAATATTAAAAAACTTATATTTTTTGGATATTCCTTACATAAAACTATTTTATTTTTGTTATTATGATGATTTTCTAATCTTTCTTGTATATACTTTAGATTTTTATCATTTTCTAAGTCTTTTAAATCAATTTCAAAGATTTCATCTTCTGTTTTATGAAAATCATACATTTTAGTTACTTTTTTAGAAATGTCTCCTATAACATTTTTTATATTTTGAATAAACTCTCTCTCATCTGGATTTATATTTTTTAAAATTTTTAATTCCCTTTTATTAACACCATTATTAGAATTTTCTTCTTTGCAGAACATATATACTGTTATTGATTCTACACCTAACTCTTTCTCTTTTAACTCATTGATACTAGACATAATTCATCATCCCCCTAGAAAAATAAATTTTATATACTTTATTGTACAACTTTTTCATAAAATAAAAAAGACTTTTTTATGAGAAGTCAATAACTCATCTCTTCTTGGGGGAGAGAAACAAAAAATTTAAACATTCATTTAAATTTTTCATATATTAACATTATATAATATATAAAAGTTCATTACAAGGGCAAAAAAGGTGCAAATTAGGTGCATTTTTAAAAAATATTTTTGATTAAATTTTTTAAAATTTCACTATCAAATATTGATAAACTCATAATTTCAACTAACTTGTTTCTATTTCTTTTAATCGTTGAAGTATCTACACTAAATTTTTCTGCAACATCTTCCATTTTTAATTTTTCAAAATAAATTAGTGGTATTATCTCTTTGTACTTTTCATCTTCTATTGAGGATAATCCATAATCTATTAAATTAATTCCATATTCAAAAAATTCTATTTCTTTTAATCTTTCCTCTTTTATTATTTCCTTTTTTTCCATTTCACTTAAATTATTATTAACAGCTTTTATTTCTCCAATAGAATATTTTTTCTTAATTTCAATATTATCTAAATTGTTTTTTAAATATTCTATTCTGTTTTTATAATATCTATAACTTTTTAATAATTTTATAGTTTTTTGATATGGTGTTAGTACCTTATTTTCTGTACCATCTTTTTCTTTTAATACTTCTAATTGCTTTTTAACTTCATTCTGTATTGCTTTTTTCATATCTTCCGTTATCATTATTATATCTCCTCAACTTCTACTATTACACCTTTAAATTCTTTTTGCTTCTCCATAATAATTTGCTTTACAAATTCATCATTATCATCATTTAACAACTTACATTTAACTAGGCTATCTTCAATCATCTTGAATAAATAGCCGTGATTAGATACATCTAATTCAGAATTAAAAGACATTTTAATTTTAACAGGCTTTTCCAGTGGTTTTTGCATACCTACCACACTTCTAACGAGTAGCCATATTTCATCTTTATCTTTTTTTCTCTTAGCCCAATGCACCCAGCATAAATTTTATTAAGACTAAGATGTTTTTTATCTATGTTTATTGGTATTTTGTATATTAGCTTCATCTCATCACTTCCACGAAAGCAATGCTATTGAAAGAGCTTCTACAAATATTAATACACCAAAGAAAAAGTTTAAATTTTCCGCTCTACTTAATTTATCATCTTTTTCATAATAACTATTATCCCAATATAGAGCTTGACTTCTATAACATTCTTTTTCTTTTTCAGCTTCCAGCTTCTCAAATTTATCTTTTAAATTTGCTTTTTCTTTGTTTTTGGCTAGCAAATTATTATTTAAAATCTCTATCTCCTCTTTTAAACTGTTAATCTCTTTAACATAAACCTTATTGTCTTGCTTCTTATGTTTTAAATTCTTAATCAAATTTAAAAGATACTCCTCACATTCCTCCTTACTGTTTAGTTTAGAAGCGTTGTAAGTAATTCCAGCTTCTTTATTAGCTCTTGTTATAAATCCTCTGTAATAATCTCTCATTGTCATTTTTTTATTTACCATTTGTTTTCCTCCTATATTTTTAATTTTCTTTTACTTTGCCAATTAAATTCTATGTATTTGCACATTTCTAAAAGCCTATCATAGATTTTATTAACTCCATTAATTTTAAGATGTTCTTTAAGTTCTCCAACTTTTAGATTAGTTGTTATTATAATCGGCTTCCCTGCCCTATATCTTTCATCAAATAATCTAAAAATCTTCTCTTCTGCCCACATCTTCCCATTTTCTCTATTGATGTACTCGCTTCCTAAGTCATCAATGAATAATAAATCCACATCTTTAACAGCAGATATGAAACTTTCTTCCTCATCTATGTTTTTTCTAATTTTGTTAAAATATGCTCCTAGTGAGAAACTTAGAACTGAAAAGCCTCTTTCATTCAGCATATTACAAACACAATTTGCTAGGAAAGTTTTACCTGTTCCAACTCCACCAGCAAAGATATATCCGTGCTTTTCTATACTAAAATCTTCAGCATATTTATAAAGTTCTTGATAGATTTTTCTCTCTTCTGTGTTAGATTTATCTATTTCAGCATTAGAAAAAATGTTACTTCCAGCATTTCTGTCTGTTATACTTAAATCTTTAAATCTTTTCAATTTAGCTTGTTTCCTATAACTTCTAACACAAGTACAATCACGGCTAAATGTGTAACCTTGTGGAGTTTTGTATTCTGCAACTTCTCCACAAATTTCACATCTTTTTAAAACTATATCGCCATTTTCTAATACTTCTACTGACTTTCTTTCTATAAAATCAAAATCATTGTTTTTTATTTTTTCAGCTAGCTCTTTGATACTTGTTACACACATACTAATCCCCCCATTTTATTCCTTGTGCCGGTGTATTATTTTGAGTATTTTTATTAACACCAGGACCATTTATTTTCTGATTTAAATACTTTTCAAACTTAGAGCCAAATAAAGTATCAGGACATAAATACTTCTCCATATCAGTATTTAGCCACTCGGAGCATTTTTTATCTATAACAGTTTTAAAGTCTTCTAGTGTATAACCATCATTAATTCTAGCTTTTATATGCTTAGTTGTATTCTTAGAACTTGATTTATACTTAGTCCCTGCTTTTTGGTTTAAGTAGTCAACAGCCTCTTTATATATATTATTATTAAGTTCTTTATTTAAGTTATTATTTATATATTCTTTATTGTTTGAAATTTTTTCAATGCATGCATTTGAATTTTTTAAATCCTTGCATTCAAAATTTTTAAATCCTTGCTTTTCAATTTCTTCATTGCTAGGTTTAGAATTTTTTAAATCCTGTGTTTTAAAAACTAACTCCTCTATTTTATTAAAATTAATTCTAAAATATCTCTTCATCGGCATTCCTTTATTTTCTTGTTCAAGGATACCTAATTTTGTTAATTCTTCAATGATTTTACTTTGCTTATGATTAGAAAGTCCTGTTTCTTCTTCTAAAGATGGAGAAGTTTTATAAAACCAACCATCATCATTAGCAAGTCCATCACTGGCTTCTATTAAAGTTGTTAGTAAAAACCCAGCTTCTATTCCAATCGCTTTGACTATTTGCTTATTTAATACAAAATAACTACTTGACATTAATAATTGTTTTAGTGTTCTATCTTCCATAACTATTTCCTCCATTAAAATTCTTTTTCAATTTCTTTAATAACAGAATTTATCAAAAATAAATCTCTTTTCAATTTTTCTTTATATTCTTTTAGATTTTTTAAAGTAATTTCTTTTGTAAATGCAAAATTTTTTTTCTCGTATTTACATAAGTTTATAAAAAAATCTTTATTTTCTAACAAAGATTTTAATGGATATGTAGCTGATGTATTTTTTCCTTTTTTAGAGTTACAAGAAAAACAAACTATAGACAAATTTTCTTTATTATCTTTCCCACCTTTTGACTTTGGAAATATATGCTCTAATGCTAATTTTTCGCTTGGCAAATCTTTACCACATATTTGGCATACATTCCCTAACTCTTCTAATAATTTTTCTTTTTTTCTTTTATTAGATTTCATTTTTACCTCCTATATATTTGGAGAGCTTGCTCACTCTCTCTTTATTAATTCAATCAGTGAAAGCTACATATTAGCCGACAAGCTATTAAGTAGCCTCCACTAATTCAAGTAATAAATAGGCTTTTTTAATGAGAAGCCTATAACTCATTAATCTAAAAATTAAAAGTCATTTGTGGGTCTTTATAATTAATCATATGTTCTAGTGCTAAACTATACATATCTTTTTTTATCTCAAAACCATATGAATCTCTTTTTAATTCTTTTGCTGCTCTTAATGTTGTTCCACTACCAGCACAAGGGTCAATTACTACATCTCCTGCATCTGTAAATATTTCTATCAATCTTTTTAATATTGCTATTGGCTTTTGTGTTGGGTGTATTTTCTTAACTTTTTCTTTGTTATCTTTTTCCCAGTTAAACCAATTTTTAATCATTTTTTCATTATTATTAAATTTTGGAAGTTTATTCCTATAAAAGATTAATGCATATTCAGTAGCTCCTACAATTTTCATATTGGCTTTTAAAACTTGTGGACTACTTTGTTTTATAAAAAATATTGGGATATAGTTTTCAAAACCATATTTTTTAGCATATTCAATTAAAGTATTTATTTGTTGAAATGCACAAAAAATAATCATACAAGGAGCCTTCCCTTTTTCTTTCGGTTCTTTTTTTAACATCTTTTGACAAAAATGCATAAATTCAGCAATCTTAAAATTATGATCCGTGTCAAAAAATGCTTTATTTGCTTTGCTGCTTTCTCCATTTTTATTATCTCCATTTATATACCATTCAGGACTACTTGCATAAGCATTATTCCCTAAGTTATAAGGTATATCTGCAATGATTAGCTGTGCTTTTGGTATGTTGTATACCTTAAAATTTTGCATATGGTCGTTATACAACTCACATTTAATCTCTTTCTTTACTTGTTCCATTATTTATCCTCCTATTTTGGAGTATCTTCCAAACACTCCATATAATTATTACCTCAATCAGTAGTTACAATCTTTTAGTGTCTGGAAGACTATAAGACTGCAACTACTAATTCAAGTAACAAATTTACTAGATACTTACTAGAAAGCTACTAGATACTTATCAAATACTTTTTAATTTCTCCTGAAAAAATCTTAATAACTTCATTGATATATAAAGAAAAAATTAACATTTATCCAGAAAAGCCTTAAAAAAATTTTGAAAAATATAATGGAGAGTGTGGGACTCGAACCCACAAATACCTCGAGGACTAGATTACCGTTTTCCTAACTCTCCATAAAAGTTTTACATCAAACATCTTTACCAGCTACCTAGAATTATCCACAGATTAGGTCTTGCCCTTTCTATGTTAGGTAAAGATGTAAGATGGCTGATTTTTTACATCAAAAAAACTGCACACAGCAAAAAATATAGTTGTAATTTGACAGACTTACAACGATACGGCTAGTTTTAAAATTCAGATATTACTATCCTATAAAATCTACTAGCTTGTTTACACCCTAGAATGCTTGTAAGATTAGTTCTTACACAGATAGCCACAAGGGAGGAACCTTACTTTCGGGGGGTTGAAAGCTAGGGCAAAAATGCTTGTGACTATGTGTCTAAGGACTAGCCTTAGAATTATATATCTCCAATTTGATATCTTTATGTTATAATCACTTAGGGAGGTGATCATTATGAAAATGGATATTGATTGTATTAGAGATATATTATTACAAGCTGAAGAAACACCTTTTACTGTCTATCGTGATTCTGATGATGATAATGAAGACTCAGGACTTCCTTTTATAGCTAAATATGATGATAAAACTCTTTTATATCATATAGATATTGCTGATGAACTTGGTCTCTTAAAAGCTTCTATATGTATAGGGATGTCATCAGTTTATGATCTATCAGCACAAGGTCATTTATTTCTAGCTGATATAAGAGAAGAAAATGTTTGGAATAAAACTAAAGAAATTTCTAAACAAGTTGGAGCTTCTTCTCTGGATACAGTGAAACAGATAGCCGTAAATGTTATTTCTTCACTTGTCAGTGGATATTTCCAAAAGTGATATATCTTTAAACTCAATGATTACACTTTCATTTATTCCGTTTGATGTGTAATCATTTTTTATTTCTACTTTTGAAATGTTTTGGTATTCTCTACCATCAATTTCTACTTTTGAAACTTCATTTTCTTTTTTTAATATTTTTATTTTCAATTTTCCTCCTATATAAGTACTAGCCCTTAGAGTTTTTATTTTTAACGTAAAAAACGTTAAAAATAAATAAAAAAAATTATATTCTTATTCCTAAATCTATTCCTAAAAAATTAGTTATCTTTATAATACTATTGTATCTAATGTTATCTTTTAACAATAAATTCATGGTATCATAAAAGTTTGTAGGAGACATTCCTATTGATATAGCTAATTTCTTTTTAGATATAAATTTTTTTAATCTAGCTTCTTCAATTTTAAAATAAATTTCTTCACCTGATATTGTTTTAGCCATTTTTTTCACCTCTTTAAATTCATTTAATAATATTTTAACGTATAAAACGTAAAAAGTCAAGAAAAATAAAAAACATTGAAAACTGACAAATTCATAAAAAGTTTTTATATAAAAAACCACTAATTAAAGTGGTTTTAGTGTTATAAAAATTTAAAATATAGCTGTAATTTCTCTAACTTATAATAATCCTCTAAGATAATTACACTGCTTCTTATTCAGAGGTTCAGCTAAAAAGAAAAACTTTAAAGATTCAGGTGCCTTTTCAATTAATTCTTTTTGTTCATTTTTTACTTTTCTAGTTTTCATTTCTTTAACAGCCATATCATGAGCAGTTATATTATCTAATGTTAAGAATATTTTTTTTCCTTCTGTTCTAATAAATACTGAAGGAGTATCTGAAAAATCATTTCCTAATTTTTTTATTATATTTATTATTTCATTTTGTCTTAATAGGCGAAACAGCTCTTCTTTATTTATATTTTCTTTGTTACTCTTAGCTCTTTTATATTCTTTCAAAGCATTTCTTTTAGTAACTTCTATCAAACCTACTTTATCTGGGATAATATTTTCTAATTTTTTAATATTTTCTAAAGTTGTAACTATGTATACTTTATCAAAACATTTTAAATAAGAATTCAATTGACTTTCTAACCTATTAAGTGAATCAAGTTCTGTTTTTATTTCATATACTGTTGATGTTCCATTAAAAATTACTATATCTGCCTTTGAATTTTCAACATACATTTCAGGAATTAATACTGATGTATCTAATGAATGCCTTTTTATAAGAATTTTTCTAGCTATTAAATTTTTATAAATATACTCACATCTATAATTTTTTTCAAAGTCAGAATATAAATTATCTAAAATAGTTAGAATTTTTTTTTCATCAGAAAAATAATTATTTTCATTGAAAAGATTTTCTATGTATTCCTCATAATTATCTTTAATGATTTTTTTTAAAAAATTTCTATTAAATAAAATAGAAAGAGCTTTATAATTCAATTTTTCCACAATTTAACACCACTCTCTTTTTATTTTAATTATAACTAATTTATTGTTATATTGTCAAATTAAATTGTTTAATAACTCGATATGATGTTTCATTGAAGCTTTTTTGACAGGACCCAAATTAGGAAAATGATTTGTATTAGCCCAATTTAAAAATTCTTTTATTCCTTCAGTATGAGTAATATTATTTTGTATAACAAAATTAACTAATTTTCCTACTGCTTGTGTAAATTTAACTGATACATCTCCTCTTCCAACTATGTTATCAGAAACAAAATGCTTAATATATATTGCATTATTTTGCTCAGTGCTTAAATGAATTGCTACTGCAATAGGTGTCCCACCAGTTTCACTATATGTGTCCCCAATTGTTAAATAATCAGAAATTCCTATATACCCTAATTGTTTATATGTCAAATAATAATTATTAAAATAACTTTCAGCAGGATAATCAGCATTTCTATCTAGTTTCTCAAAGCTATCTTCTAACATAACCTTATTATTTAGAATGTTATATATATTTCCTATTGATGTTGAAACTAAATTATATATTCCATCATTAAATACCAAAAGATTATTAGCAAGAATATGATTATATTTTTTATGAATATAAATTTTATTAAAATTTTTATAAATGCTTTTATAATTTAAAACTTCATTTTCATTATTACTTTCAATTAAAATACAAACAAAAAAATTATTTTTATAAGATTCATTAGTTAATATGTAATGTTGAATTAAATCATAATCTACTTTTACAACTTTTGGATTAACAACTATTCCAAAAATTATATTATTTGTAATAAATTCATCAAAATAGTTAAAATTATTTTTTACAGGCTCAAAAATTGGAATTACATTAACTGAATTATTTTTATATAATAATCCTTTTTGAGCTAATTCTCTCACTGCTAAAAATTCAAATTGTTTCCCTCTTAAATATGGAAAATACATAATACCACTCCCTTTTATAAAATTAATAATGTTATTTCATTTCTCTCAGTCTTTTTATTTCTTCAAACATCCAAAAATTAGTTTCAGTTTCTTTAAACTCAAACTCTACATCATCTTCAGGAAACAAAAGCCAACTTGCAAATAAATTAGCTTCATCTTCAATTTTGTTTCTCCTTAGTATTTTTGTATTATCAATCAAAAATTGTATTCTATTAGAAGAATGTAAAATAGCATGTCCAAGCTCGTGAGCACAAACCAACTTTTGGTCAAATTCACTCAATTCACTGTTAATGAATATGTATTTTCTTCTTAATATTTTCTTAAAAAATCCTCTTACTTCTCCTAAATCCTGGTATATTATTTCAATATTTAATGCTCTAGCTAATTTAAAAGGATTCCTAGTTCTATGCCTTGCAATTAAATTTAATACCCTCAGTTTTACATTCAATTTAATCACCAGCCTTATTTCTTCTTATTTTTCTGTTTTGCATCAAAAAAAGCATCCTGGATAGCCATAAGTACCTTTTCTTTATCTTCTTGAGATATGCTTTCATCATTGAACATTAAAGCAGATTGCTCAATTATATCCTCGAATTGTTTTTTCCCTCTGCTATTCAACTCTTTATATAGTGGGTTTTTTAATATTTTAACACTAATATCTTTTGGCACTAAAACTGAAAAAAGTTCTTCTCTTTCTTCTTCATCTAACTTTAAAGCTTTTGCTATTTTTTCAAGAGTTTTTATAGAGCTCTTTTTTATTTTCCCTCTTTCAATATCTCCTACAGTTCCTTGTCCTACTCCAGAAAGAGAAACTAATTCTTGCTGAGTAAGTCCTTTTTTTTCTCTTAATTTTTTTAAAGTTATAGATAGGTCTGCCATATTCCACCACCTTTTTTTCTTTATTTTTTATATTATAAAACTTTTTACGTAAAAAACAAAACTTTTTGTTGACTTTTTACGTATAATACGTTATAATATTTATATAAGATGAGATGAATAAAAGAAATTCAAATTTTTTTAAATAAAATTAACGTAAAAAACGTAAAATAAGAGGAGATAGAATGAAAAACTTCACATTAGAATTTGCAGACCATCAATGGATTATGTATTCAGAATATAAAGACTTATATGGAAACCAAATAGATAACTATTTTAAACTTCCAGACCTAGCATATTTAGAAGATGAATATACTTCTATAAATGCTTACTGGGACAATTCAGAAGAACAAGGCTATATAGATGTAGAAATAACTGCTGTTCATTCTGATAGCACTTATCCTTTCAAAACTAAATACTATGATTTTTCTAAATTCTTGAAAGATTTAAGAAACTTAGAAAATGAAATAGAAATAGATAAGTTGAACGTGAATGATTGGGAATATGAAAAAGAAGACCCATACGGAAGTAGAGGGTTATCAATAAGAGATTTTATATAAGGGAGTGTAAAAGCTCCCTCTAAGGAGGAGAAATGAACATAGAAAAATTAAAAGAAGAAATAAAAAATAAAATAGATGAAGAAGAAAAAGGAGATTATCACAAAGATATAACAAGAATTGGAATGAATGGCGGATTAAGATTAGCATTACAAATAATTGAAAGAATGGAAAAATAGGAGGAATAAAATGCACTGTAAACAATTAAAAAAATATTGGAATAAAATACCTTTCCCAGCTGGAATAACACTGGTAGAAGCTGTGGAAATAATAGAAAAATATATAAAAATGGAGGAGTAAATGGAATTTAAAAAGGCAAGTTTTAAAGAAATAGTAAAACATAAGATTAAATGGATAGTTAAAATTTTGAATTATCCATTTAAGAAGTTAGAAGAATTGATGTAGGAGGGAAAAGATGATTTTAAATTTTAGAACATTAAAAGCGAGTGAAATAGATGTAAAGCCACAAACAGTAAAGGAAAATGGATTTTCTTTATTGTTATATAAAAATGCCAGAGTTGATATGGATGTCCTAGATGAAACAGTAGGACCTATGAACTGGCAAAGAAAACATAGTAGAGAGAATGCTAATTGTATTGTATCTATATATGATGAAGATAAGAAAATATGGGTAGAGAAAGAAGACACTGGAACTGAAAGTTTTACAGAAAAAGAGAAAGGACTTGCCTCAGATAGTTTCAAAAGAGCTTGTTTTAATTGGGGAATAGGTAGAGAACTTTATACATCACCATTTATATGGATAAGTGATAAAAAATACATAAAAAATTCTAATGGAAAGCTATCATTAACAGATAAATTTTCAGTTAAAGAAATAACTGTTGTAGATAAGGTTATTGCTGAACTTGAAATAATAGATAGTAAAGGAACAGTTGTATTTTCTACTAAATCTAAAAAAACAACTAAGAAAGAACAAGACAAGGCACAAGAATATTTGAACAGTAGAGCTGGAATGATAGATGTAGTTAATGACTATATAGAAAGAATGGAATATTTAGAACAAGGTATAAATGCAGAAACTGGGGAGATGTCAGATGACGGTACTCAGTTAGCAATATGGACTGAGGAGCTAGCACAAGATTTAAAAGATAAATCTGCAAATGTAATAGCAGTTGTTAGAAATCAAGAGCTTACTATTGAGGCTCTTGATAATGAAATAAAAAGACTACAAGCTATGAAAGATAGCATTAAAAAGAAATTAGATAAGTTTAAGACTTATATCAAAAGTTCAATGATAGTAAATAATATTGAAAAGATAGAAACTCCACTAGGAATTATTAAATTTACTAAGTCTACTACTACTGAAATTTATGATGAAAGTTTGATAGACAAGAAATTTATAGAAGTTGTAACAACTGAAAAAATATCTAAGGAAAAAATTAAAGCTGCTCTAAAAGCTGGGGAAGAAGTTCAAGGAGCAAGACTTGTTGAAAATAAAAATTTAAAGATAGGATAGGAGTAGTTAAATGGAGAAATTAGGATACACAAGACAGACACAAAAACTTATATACTGGTTGCTTGATGATTTTGCTAACTTTTGGCAAGGAAATGAAGCAGGAGCAAGACCATCATTTATAGAACTTGCATACACAAAACAACTTATGAAGAGAGAGTTTACTAAAATCTATGATGGATTTGACACTGTTAAAAATGCTCAGGCGTTCCTAATTTCTTCAATAATAAACAAGGACAACCTAACAGTAGATGAATTGACTAACAATGTTATAAAGGCATTACAGAGCCTAGCAATTCAAAATGGAGGGTTTAGTCTATCGTTAAATTCATTAACACAAAAACAAGCCAATGATTTTGTTAAGTGGCTATTTGAAATGGCTATATATTGGGAGATACCACTTAGGCAAGAGATTAGAGATTTGTTTGCAGAAGATTATCAAGATACTTTTATCTGGGTAACTCTAAAAAAGAAAATATGTTGTATCTGTGGAAAGCCAGGAGAGTTACAACATTTTGATAGAGTTGGAAGCTCAGGCTATAAATCAGATACAGGGCTAAATTATCGTGTAATGTGCTTATGTAGAGAGCACCACGATGAAGCTGATAACTGTATAAGTAGAATGGATTTTATGAAGAAATATCATCTTGCTGGAATATATTTAAACCCTGAACAAGTGAAAGAATTGAAAGGAATATATAAAGGACACTTTCAAGCATTTAAGGAATAACGACTATTTCAATTTTGAAAACAGTTGGAAAATACAGAGGTTGAACATCTTCCCGACGTCGGCAATATGTTCAATTATAAGGAGGAATCTATGAGTTTTATAAAAGCAGTATTTGCAGATGGCACAATTGAAATATTAAATTTAACACATATCAAATCTATTGAAATAGAGGAAGATAGTATTGATTTAATTGCTACGGATGAAGATGAATATTGTTATTCAGATAATCTTAAAAGTAGATTTTATATAACTAACTTTAATGAAATAAAAGAAAAACTTTTGAAATTGTGTGATGATTGATATGGCAATTAGAAATAAAAAAGATATGGAAACATTTTATAAAAAAGCTCTAACAAAGATATTAAGTTTTAGAGCTGATGAATTGACCTTGGAAGAATTTACACAGGTTAAGAGATATGCTGAGAAGCTAGAAGTTTATAAATTTGTGAGGAGGATTAAATGATGGAAAAAGAAAAGGTATTAGAGATAGAAATAACTAAGATTAATGATGAATATTCTGCTTTTTATCCTATAAAAATGGACATAGATAAGTTAACAGAAATATCTGATGGGAAAAGTTTAAGAGATGGTAAATATATCCCGTATATAGACTTAAGAATATCGGGTTATTGTTATGAAATATATTTAACAAAAGAGAAAATGTTCCCACAAGTTATAAAAAATTACTGTATAAAGGAATTAAAAAAAAGAATTAATAACATCAATAAAGAATATGGAATGTTAGAGAGATGGAGAGCTGATGAAGATGAAAAATATTTTTATATAGGTTCAGGCGGTCAAGCTTGGAGTGTTGGAGAAGAATTTTGTGATGAGGATAATGATAATTATGAGCTAGGCAACTATTTTCAAACAAAAGAAGAAGCTCAAAAAGTTATTGATAGTAAAGAATGGCAAAACTTCTGGGCTAAGGTAAGAGCAGGAGAGATTGGAGAAGAAGCAGCTGATTGGGAGGAAGAAGATGAGAGAGATTAAATTTAGAGCTTGGCTTAAAGAAAAAAAGATAATGGGAGAAGTGCTAGGTATTGATATTCTCCATAAAGAAATATTTTTTTCAAATGAAGATGTTGATTGTTATGAACATACAGATTTTAAAGATATTGAACTTATGCAATATACAGGACTTTATGATAAAAAAGGAAAAGAAATTTATGAGGGTGATATTGTAAAACTTAGAGCTAATCACGGAATAGGAGTAGTTAAATATTATGATGAATGGGGAGCTTTTGTTGTTGAATATATTAAGCCTAGACCTTTAGTAGTATTAGGAATGAATTACTATAAAGAAGATATAGAAGTAATAGGGAATATTTATGAAAACTCAGAATTGTTAGGAGAATAATAATGAAAAAAATTCTTGATGTATGCTGTGGTAGTAAGATGTTTTGGTTTCAGAAAAACAGAGATGATACAGTGTATATGGATAATAGAGAGCTTGAAGATGTATTATGTGATGGAAGAAAACTAATAATAAAGCCTGACCTTGTTGCAGATTTTAGAAATATACCTTTTCCAGATAATAGTTTCAAGCTAGTAGTTTTTGACCCTCCACATCTAATAAAAGTAGGAGAAAAAAGCTGGCTGGCTAAAAAGTATGGCCATCTAGGTAATAACTGGAAAGATGATATAAAACAAGGTTTTAAAGAATGTTTTAGAGTGTTGGAAGTCAACGGAATATTAGTTTTTAAGTGGAATGAGGAACAGATTAAACTTAGTGAAATATTAAAACTAACTGATGTTAAGCCTCTTTTTGGAAATAAGAGAGCAAAAACACATTGGTTGATATTTATGAAAGAGGAGCAGATAAATGATTAAGAAATATATTAAAAAACCTGTACAAATAGAAGCAATACAATTAAAAGAGGATAACATTATAGAAGTTTTTGATTTTTTAGATGGAGCAAATTATAAAGAAACTAAAAGTGCAGAAGAACTGGAAGATTTTAGTCAAAGGATGTTAAAACAAGGCTATATTGAAATAGAAACACTTGAAGGATATATGAAGGCTAGTTTTGGAGATTACATAATAAAAGGCATTAAAGGTGAATTTTATCCTTGTAAGCCTGATATATTTATAGCAACTTATGAGGAAGTGAGATGATGGAACTTAAAGAAATTGTTTTATTGATACTGATTACACCGTTATTGATAGCATTTTTATGTGCGTTTATTATTACTTTTTTACAGTTTATAGAACTTATCAAAGATGTTATGCATAATATAAAGATTATTATAAGAAATAGAATAAAAAAATAAGGAAGTGAGATAATGGAATTTAAAAGACCTGAAACTTTTGAAGATATATTAAAATTACAAAAGCATTTAGATAAAAATTTAAATAATATTAGACCTAGATGCTTAAGAGATATTAAAATGTCTCTTATAGCTGAATGTATAGAGTTTAATGAGGAAACAAAAGAAAGTCATAAAACTTGGAAAACAAAAGAATATAATAAATCTAAGGAATTGGAAGAACTAACAGATATTTATTTCTTCTTTGCACAAATAATTAATTTTAATGATGATACAGTTAATAATTATGGAAGAATAAAACATCTCGTGGCGGTAGATTTTAATGGTTGGCAAATTAAAGATTATGGCTCACAGGTACTGCCAACATTAAATTTAATAGCTAATATTATTAATGATAGCGTTTTATATGCTATTGATAACTTAATGGAAATGACACAAAAGCTAGGCCACACAAAAGATGACATATTAAATTGCTACTGGGAAAAGTGGCAAAAGAATATGAAAAGAATTGGGAAGGAGTGGAACTGATGAAAACACAAGAGCAAATTCAAATGGAAATAGATAGATTGAATAAATCAAATTTAGATTTTAATGATAAATTAAAAGTTACAAAAGGAATAGGAAATAGAGAAATAATCAGACACGAGATAAGAAAGAATGAAAGAAAAATTAAAATTTTAGAATGGGTATTGGAGGGTTAAAATGGATAACTTAACATATAATGCTACTGATGTTGCTAGAATGTTAAATCGTTCTCCTGCAACTGCGTATAGAATAATTAGACAAATTAATTTAGAACATTGTAAGGAAAATAAATTAAAAATAAAAAGTATGGGTAGTGGTAGAGTTAGTAAAGAACTTTTCCACAAGTATTACCCAGAAACAAAAATTTAATTTACTTTTAATAAATGAGAGAGTAATATATATCTGCTCTCTCTTTTTAAAAGGAGGAGATTTATGAAAAATGCAAATGGTGAAGGGAGTGTATATAAATTAAAAGGGAAAAGGAGGAAGTGTTGGGTAGCAAGAGTTACTGTGGGTTTTGTAGATGGGAAGCAAAAAAGAAAAATTATAGGAACATATGAAACTAGGAAAGAAGCACAAGCAGAATTGTTAGGCTATTTGAATAATCCTGTCTTATATAGTGGAAAGACTTTTAAAGATGTAAAAGACTTATGGTATTCTAATTACTCTAAAACTGTATCTGATGTTACTTTAAGAAATGTTGGTAATCAGTTAAAAAAATTAGAAGTCTTTAATGATGAGAAAATAAAAGACTTAAAATTATATACATTACAAAAGTTTTTTGATGATTTAGACAGTGCTTATGGCTCAAAATTAGCCCTTAGAAGTGCATTGAATATGATATTTGAATTTGCTTTAAAAAATGAGTTTATAGAAACTAATCGGATCAAATTTATTGAATTAGGAAAAAATGAAAAAGTAGTTGAAAGAAAAATTTTTACAGCTGATGAAATAAACATACTCTTTGATAACTTAGATTCTGATAACAGATTTATAAAAAAAATGTCTTATGCAACTTTAATATTGATTTATACTGGTCTTAGAATCGGAGAACTGATGAATTTAAAAACTGAAGATGTAGATCTAGAAAATAATATATTATCTATCACAGAAAGCAAGACTATTGCAGGAATTAGAAAAGTTCCAATTTCTGAAAAAATTATAAATCTTTTTAAAGACAATATAGACTATTCAAAAGAATATTTTTTGTACAATAAAAAAGGTGGTCAATATAATTATGTTAATTTCTTTCAACAATTTCAAACAATGTTGGAGCTTCTTAGTTTAGAAAGGCACACAATCCACGACACAAGGCATACGTTTGCTACACTTTTAAATAATGCTAATGCAAATAGTACATCAATTATAAAATTAATAGGTCATAGCGATTTTTCAATGACAGAAAATGTTTACACTCATAAAGATATTGAAGAACTTAGAAAAGCTGTTAATTTATTAAATTAAAAGTGTTGGCTATTTGTTGGCTACCTAATTAAGAAATATGATAAAAATAAGAATTATAAGAAATAAGAAAAACTTAAAAAGTATTACAAAATTAAAGTTTTAGTATTTCCTGCAATTAAATAAATCATAGAAAAAAAGATTTTTATTTACAATAGAAATTATAAAATTTCTATGATTTATTTATTAATTTTTTTATTTTTTATTTATGGTATAATTAAAATAAAAAATCTTGTTATTTAAAGGGAGGTTTTATGAAAAAAATTCCTATTGGTGTTGATGATTTTAAAAAATTAATTGAAAACAATGCTCTTTATATTGATAAAACAAAATTTATAATTGAACTTTTAGATGATGCTGCCGAAGTCAAACTCTTCACTCGCCCTAGAAGATTTGGTAAAACTTTAAATATGTCCACTTTAAAATATTTCTTTGATATAAAAAATGCAAATGAAAATAGAAGATTATTTAATGGGTTAGATATTGAAAAATCTGTATATATTTCAGAACAAGGTAAATACCCTGTTATCTTTATTTCTATGAAAGGTATAAAAACAAAAGATTGGGAACATTGTTTATATGATTTAAAAGGATTAATAGGAGATTTATACAATGAATTTGAATATATTAGAGAAGTTTTAAATGAAAGTGAATTAAATACTTTTAATAAGATTTGGTTAAAAGAAGATATTGCTGAATATAAAAATGCTCTTAAAATTTTAACTACTTATTTATATAAATATTATAAAAAGGAAGTTATAGTTTTAATTGATGAATATGATACTCCTTTGATTACTTCCTATAAATATGGTTACTATGATGAGACTCTTCCATTTTTTAAAGTCTTTTATGGAGAGGCTTTAAAAACTAATCCTTATCTTAAAATGGGGATTATGACTGGTATCATTAGGGTTATTAAAGCTGGTATCTTTTCTGATTTGAATAACCTTAGTGTTTACTCTATTTTAAATGATTTCTATTCTAATTTCTTTGGTTTTACCCAAAATGAAGTTGAAAACACATTAAAGTATTTTAATATTGAAAATGAAATTCCAGAAATAAAATCTTGGTATGATGGATATAAGTTTGGGAATTCTAATGTATATAATCCTTGGAGTATTTTAAAATTTTTACAATTAAAAAAATTAATTCCTTATTGGATTGATACTTCTGATAACTTTTTAATCAACCAAATTCTAAAAAATGTAAATTCTGATACTATGGAAACATTACAAAAATTATTTTCTGGTGAAAGTGTTGAGGAAAATATCAATGGTAATTCTGATTTATCTGTTTTACTAGGTGATGAAGAAGTTTGGGAATTACTTTTATTTAGTGGCTATCTGACTATTGATGAAAAAATTGGTGAAGATTATGAAAATGTCTATACTTTGAGATTACCTAATAGAGAAGTTAAAGAATTTTTTAAGCAAAAATTTATTGATATCAATTTTGGTGAAAGTTTATTTAGAAATACCATAGAATCTCTTAAAAAAAAATAA